TCCACCGTCGTCACCACCGATTCAGCGACCGTCCCGGCGACCCGCATTCTCCCCACGGCGGCCGCGGTGTCTTCAGCGGGCTCGCGCATGCCCACATGGGCTGGCTGTTCGCCGCCGAACCGCCGGACGAGCAGGCCTTCGCCGCCGACCTGTTGGCCGACCGGGGCCTTCCGATGGTCGAGGCCCCCCATTCCCCCATCCGACTCTCGGCGGCTTCCGGCACTTTCGATCGGCTCCTACGTTCGGGGCGGCTCATGCATGACGGTGATCCAACCCTCCGGACGCACGCCTTATCGGCCACCCGGAAATCCACCGAGTCGGGGGAGCGTTACGAGATGACCGACCGCTCCCGAGGGTTGATCGCTGCGGTGTTCGCGGTCCATGCGGTCGATGAGGTTCCCCCTACCCCGTTCATCGGGTTGCCGGATGAGGCGATGGCGTGAGCCGCCTCGGGGATTTCGTGCGCCGCGATACCGTGGATTTCACCGTTGATATCCCGACGGAGATGCAGGAAGCGATCACCGGACGCGGCCGGATCGCGGCTCGGGTTTCACGGGAGGAAGCGCTTCAGGTTCCAGCGGTCATGCGCGGCCGGAACCTGATCGCGGGAACCTTAGCGGGCCTACCGATCCATGTTCGGGACAAGGAACGCAAAGAGGCGACGCCTACCTCCCTTTTCGAACAGATCGACCCCGATGTGCCCAATGTTGTGACGTTCGCCAACACGTACGAGGATTTGCTGTTTGAGGGCATCTCGTGGTGGCGGATCACCGAATTTGGGTGGCACGGCTTCCCGACCTACGCGGTCCACATCGGGGCGTCGCGCGTCAACGTCATGGGATGGGTTCCGCCCGTCAACGGGGTGGGCCCGTCGTCCAGCGGGCGGGTCTACATCGACGGCTACCCGGTGCCGGATACCGAGCTGATCCGCTTCGACTCGCCGAACCCCCCGGTGTTGGTTCACGCTGCGCGGGCGATCCGGGCGTGTCTTGACCTCGACCAAGCCGCCTCCCGATACGCGGCCGAGCCCCTACCCCTGGGCTACTTCACCCCGAGGGAAGGCACCCGGCCCAACGAAGACGACAAGCTGATTACCTCCCTGTTGAACAAATGGGAGGCCGCCCGATCCAAGCGGGTGTGGGGCTATGTCGGCGGGGCGTGGGAGGCGAAAGCCTTGCAATTCAACGCCGAACAGATTCAGCTTGCCGAGCAACGGCAGCACGCCGTGCTAGAGATCGCCCGGGCGATGGGGGTTGACCCCGAAGACCTCGGGGTGTCGACGACCTCGCGGACCTATCAGAACTCCGAGCAACGCCGCCAAGATATGATCGACTTTACGTTCTCGGCCTATATGCGCTCGGTTGAGGAACGGTTGTCCATGCGCGACGTCGTGCCCCGTGGATATTCGGCAAAGGTAAACCTTGATTCCTTCCTGCGAGCAGATACCCTGGGCCGCATGAATGCGTACAAGGTCGGCGAAGAGGTCGGCGCGTACACCACCGAAGAGATTCGGGAACTCGAAGACCGACCCGCCTTGACGCCCTCGCAGAAGCCTGCGGCCCCTGTCGCAGCTCCCCCGATGGAGGTTCCGACCGATGGCTGATCACCTGACGTTCGACACCCCGGAGGTCAGTGAGTCGTTCTCCGTCGATGCTGGGCGGCGGCTCATCTCGGGGATGATCGTCCCGTGGGGAAAGATCGCCCGTTCCGCTGGCCGCAAATGGCTGTTCAACGCGGGGTCGCTGGAATGGGGCGCAACCTCTCGGGTGAAGCTCAACACGAACCACGATCACACGCAGGCCATCGCGAAGGCGATCCGGCTTGTGAACACTCCCGCAGGGCTCGATGCAACCTTCCACGTTGCTCGGGGGCCGGAAGGGGACAAGGCACTATCGCTTGCCGAGGACGGCGTACTCGACGGGTTCAGCATCGAGGCCGACTTTGGCGAGGGTGTCTACAGCCCCGACCCCGAGGATTCGTCGGTAAACATCGTGTCCAAGGCAAGGCTCGGCGGCGTCGCGCTGACCGGGTTCCCCGCGTTCGATGATGCCCGCGTGGTGTCCGTCGCCGCGATGCAAGAGGAAGGAAGCAAGATGCCAGACAACGACAACGCGGACGTGCAGCCGACCGAAGACGGCACCGCGACGTTCGAAACCGCGATGGAGCGGCTTGCGAGCAAGGTCACCGATTCCCAGGTGAAATTGCAGGAAGACCTCGCACAGTCGGTTGGCGAGTCCATCTCCGCAGGCGTGAAGGCGGCCCTGGAAGACATCGGCACGCCGCAGCGCGGATCGGTGAAGGCGGCTCGGTACACGGTCACCCGTGAAGAGCCGGTGTACCGCTTCGACGGATCGGGACACTCGCTCGTGAAGGACGCGTGGTACGCCGCGACGCAGCGCGACGACGACGCCACCGATCGGCTCCGGAAGTACCGCCAACAGACCGAAGAGGTCGCGAAGCTGTTCGCGGACCGCTTCACGCTCGACTTCTCGCCGCAGACCACCTCGACCGCTTCGCAGGTCATCCCCCCGGGCTACCGCCCCGACCTGTACGTGGCCGACCTGTTCCGCGAGCGGCCGTTCGTGAACGCCGCATCCCGCGGCACGATCCCGAACGCGACCCCCTTCACGGTGCCGGTGTTCTCCTCGATCACGACCGGTTCCGCCGATCACGTCGAAGGAACCAACCCCTCGGACGGGTCGCTTGCGTTCGCGACGAAGACCGTCACCCCGGGAGCCATCTCGGGACGGCTGGTCCTGTCCCGCGAGCTGGTCGATTCCTCGAACCCGGCGATTGATCAGATCGCCCTTCAGGAGATGCGCGAGTCCTACGCGCGCCAGACCGAGGCGAAGGTCTACACGCTGTTGAACGGCGCATCCGGTTCGGGTGGAACGATCACCTCCGGGTTCGTGCCCTCGGGCGCGCAGGCGGCCACGTTCGCCTCGACCGGTGGCACCCCCTACGCCGCGGTGGCGCTCGTGAACGGCATCCGCCAGCAGATGGCGCTGTATTCGTTCCGCCGCTTCCGGGCCCCGAACCAAGTGCTCATGGGCTCGAACGCCACGACGATCCTCGCCACAGCGAACGACTCCACCGGGCGGCCTATCTTCCCGGCCGTCGGCCCGTACAACGCGGTCGGCACGGCGCAGACCTCAGACACGGTGTGGAACGTCGACGGGATGGCGTTCACCCCCGCATGGGCCGCAACCGGCACCGCGGCGGGCGACACGCAGATTTTCATCCTCAACAGCTCCGACCTGTGGGTGTGGGAAAGCCCGTTGCTGACCTTCCGCTTCGAAGAGAAGCAAGGACCGGCCAACATCGAGCTGAACATCTTCGGATACTTCGGCACCCACCTCCTGCGGCCCGTCGGCCTGTCGGGAATCCGGATCACCTAAGACGCGGTGGCCGGGGCTTCGGCCCCGGCCCCTCGAAAGTGAGGGAACATGGCAGCGATCACACCGCAAGCATTGAGCGCAGGTGGTGCCGTGACGCTTGCCGCCGCGGCCGGTGGAGGCGACACGATCGCCGGGGGCATGAAGGCCGGGGGATGGGGCCTCGCGGTCATCGGCGTCGTCGTGGTCGGCGCGACCTCCACGACGGTATCGGTCAACGGGACCGCCATCGCGACCGGGGTCACGAACCAAACACTGGTGTTTGCGTGCGGCCCTGGGTACAACCAAACGGGCACAACCGCGATCACCTATTCGCAGGTGACCAACGTCACCGTTGGGGCCGCAAGGCTCGCGGACACGGTATAGGAGGAACGATGGTTGACCTGAAGAACGACCCCGCATACAACGACGACTCGCAGCCGAGCGTCACGTCGCCCACCCAAGCGCTGAAGCTCGCCGATGAGATGGCGGGCGTCACGGCGCACGAGGTGAGCATCCCGGCCCCCGCGGACGCGATCGACCTTGCCTACCGCAAGGCCGTTGCCGACGTGGACGCTGACGAGGTGGGCCAGCAGGTCGCCTCCCTGTCCGAGAGCGGTACGCCCGCTGAGGGGATCGACGTGGAGGCGATGGGCGAAGGCCGCACCGCGGACGCCGCGAAGACCAAGGCGGCCGCAGAGGCCCAGGAAGACACCGGATCGGGCCCCTACGAAGGACGGACGCTCGATCAGCTCCGGGCCGCCGCGCGGGCCAAGGGCCTGCCGACGTCGGGGAACAAGGACGAACTCGCAGAACGGCTCCGTGGATAAATGGCCGATTTCGCCACGGTTGCCGAGCTGGAAACATGGATGGGCGTTTCCAACCTCGGCAGCCGTGGCACGGCAATGCTCGGCTACGCTTCGGCGACAATCCGGGCATATGCCCAACAGGACATTGACTCCACCGCAGGGCGTCAGGAAAGCTACGCAGGCGACGCGTGGGCTACCTATATCCAGCTCACCCAACGGCCGGTGACGGCGGTTTCGGCGATCACGATCGACGGGGATGCGTTCGCTGATTTCACGTGGACCCGATGGGGCCAGATCAACAAGGACGATTGGTCCGCGTGGGATACCGGCCCCATCCTGATCACCTATGACTCGGGGTACGGTCCGACCTCGGATGAGTACCTGTCGGTCAAGGCCATATGTCTCGACGTCGCGAAGCGGGCCCTTGCGGGCGCGACGGAAACCTACGGGTTGGAGGTTCCCGAATACCGTGGCTCGGCGACGATGTACCTCACCGCCGAAGAGAAGACGTTGCTCGACTTCCTAGGGGTGGTGGCGGTCGCATGACGAAGGAAACCGACCTGCGGCGCGGCGAGGAAGAGAATCGGTCGCATTTCGAACGGGCGCGCGACGACTTCAACGACGCACAGACCGAGGATCAGCGGGTGGTCGAGCGGATCGACACCGACACCGAGAACGGCGGGTGCCCGACGTGCCATGAGCCGATGTTGCTCAGGCACACCTACCGGATGCCCGACCGGTACCATTTCGAAGGCTTGTGCTCGGCCAACCCCGATCACGACCTCGAACGGTATGGGTTCTGGCACCGCACCGAAGGTACCCCCGTCGGTGGTGGGGTCGACCCCGCGGCATTCGACAGGAAGGGTAAGACGTGAGCACCTTCCAGCCCTACGGGAAATTCGGGGCCAATATCCTCGGCGGCGAAGCCTCGGGCGACGCCGCGCAGATGGACTACCTGACGAACTCCTGGCGGTTCACGCTGCACACCGCGACCTACTCCCCCAACGTCGATACCAACGAAGCATTCTCCGACGCGACGAATGAGCTGAGCACGGCCAACGGCTACACCGCGAACGGGATCGCGATCGGGACCAAGACCGTTTCCTACAACGCCACGGGCGGCGTGACGACCTACGACATGGACGATACGACCGTGACGTGGACCGCCTCCGGTGGAACGCTCACGTTCCAGCACGCCGTACTGCACGACGATACGGTGTCGACCGGGCCCCCCGTAAAGCCGTTGGTCGGGTGGATCGACTGCGGCGCGCAATCGATCACCACCGGGAACACGTTCGGGATCACCACGGGAGCCAACGGCCTATTCCAGATCACGGTCACAGGGGCGTAGGCGGCCGCATGGATGGCCGCCTACGTGCAAGACGTCGTGACCTTCAACACCAACGCAGGTAACAAGCAAGCAACGATCACCCCCGCAGCGAACGCGCTCCTAGTCGTGTTCTGTGCCAACACGGGGATAACCACGACCCCCGGCATGACCGACGACCAGGGCGGAACGTATGACCTGATCCGAGCGGGCCTCCGCAACGCGAGCGCATCGGGCGAGTGGTGTTTCATCCGCACGGCCTTGTGCAAGCCCGTCGCGCACGTCGTGACGATGGCGACAAGCGGCTCCGACACCGGGGGCGGGCTCGACGTGATCGAGGTATCAGGGATGCAGCGCGTCGGAGCGCTGGCCGTGCGACAAAGCACGGTTCACAACAACATGACCGCGGGGGCCGTCCCCGATGCGGTGTTCTCTGCGGCGTGCCTGACACAGAATATGGTTCTCGCGTGCTTGGCCTCTCAGGACAACGTGAACACCGCGACGAACCCCTCGGGCTACACGCAACGCCAGAACGTCGGCTACAACGTCCCCGCCGCGGGGCTGGGGACACACACGCGGGACTCAGGAGAAACGACCACGACGATCACCTGGGGCGGCACCGAAACCAACAACTCGGGCTCGATCGCGGTTGAGCTCAATATCGACGGCATGACCCGCAACCTTCCGACGTTCGAGCCCGTACCGTTCATACCCAAGGGAAGGAGTTTCTGATGGCGCGTCAATATCTGTTCGAGGGGCCGTACATCGACCCACCCGTGAGCGCACCGCTTTCGGCCAACACCTCCACATCGGCGGTTGATATGTGGACCGGTGCAACGTATACGCCCATCTTCGCCAACGACCCGAAGGCCGGGAAGATATACGTGGTCGAGGCGGGCGGGATCATCTCAACCGGCGCGTCGGGAACGCTCACGATCACGCCCTTTTACGGCACGTCAAGCGGCGTGGCCCTGGGCGCATCGGCGGCGCAGACCGTCGCGGTGAGCTTGACGAACGTCCCGTGGTATCTCCGGTTCGTCGTGGTGTTCCGCACCATCGGCGCAGCGGGGGCGAACTCCACCGTGACGTGCTCGGGTGTCTTCAATATGTCGGGCACCCTCGCCACGGCGGGCTCGGGGACCACGATCCCGTTCGGGTCGACCTCCACGACCTCGACCTCAGTGGATGCGACGGTCAACAAGGACATAACGATCCAGAAGACACTCTCCGTCGCGGGCTCGTTCTCCACGAACTGGTGCTACATCTCGGCGATCAACTAGATGCCCTTCCGCCCGAACCTGCCGGGGCCGGGGCCGCTCGTAACGTTCCGAGAGGTTCCGGCAACCGCTGTTGCCGGTGCGACCACGGTCAACGTGGATACCGCTGGTCAACTGACGATCACCGGCCAATCGGTCGGGCTGGTTACCTCGATCGCTCCAACGGCCGGGGCGCTCACGATCACGGGTCAAACGGTCGGGCTCACCACGACGGTCGCCCCCACGGCCGGTCAACTCACGATCACCGGACAGGCCGTGGGGCTGAAGGCTTCGGTTGCCCCCACCTCCGGGGCGATCACGATCACCGGACAGTCAACCGGGTTGACTACTTCCCTCGCTCCGAGCGCGGGGGCGTTGACGATCACCGGGCAATCCGTCGGGCTACGGACCTTGGTCACCCCCACCGCGGGGCAGGTGGTCATAAACGGCCAGACCGTCACCCTGACCACGACCGGACCGACCACGGTCACCCCGACCCCCGGAGCCCTTACGATCACCGGCCAATCGGTCGGGTTGCTGCAAACCATCACCCCGACCGCGGGGCAACTGACCATCGCGGGGCAGGTCGCCGGCCTCCGTACATTCCTGGCGACGCAGCCCGGAGCCATCGTCATCTCGGGCCAGACCGTCGGGCTGGTCACGACGGGCACGACCACGGTCACACCGACCCCGGGGCAGCTCACGATCGCGGGCCAGCCCGTGGCGCTGGTCATCCTGTCCGGGGCGATCCTGATCGAGTCGTTCGGGGGTGCGAGGGCAGGGGGTGCCCCCGGGGCCCTGACGGTGCTATCGCTGGAAGGGCCGTTGGCGGGCGGAGCCCCGAGCGTGCTCACCGTCCTAAGCGTCGAGGGCGCGCTCGCGGGTGGGGCCGCGGCCGGGAGCGTGCTGATCACGTCCACAGAGGGCCCGGTGGCCGGGGGTGCGGCTTCGGGCGACG